GGTATAGTTTCTCCTGCTGGAGCATCACCTATATACAGTATTCCGCCTACTCTTTCACTACTTGCCATATTATCTCCTATTAAGCACTAATTGTATCAACTACACTCAACCAATAATCACAACTATCAGCTGTGTTTGATTGTGCTTTAACTACATCACCACTCATAATAACTACTTTTGATGCTCCTTGAATTAATTCTATTGATGAAGCAGGTGGTATACTAACATCTTTAATAAGGTATCTATCTGCTGAGTTGCCTTCATCAATCCACACACTAACAGTAATACTAGTTGTAAGAATGTTAGCAAGTCTAAGACCTATAATAGCATCATCACTATCAGCTGCAGCTCTAAGAGTTGTTTCTGAATTAGTAATCTGCCCTCCGTTACCTTCAAAGTCTTGTGCCATATTATTTATCTCCCATGATTTTATATATTATAACATATTTTTCACAATATGTCAAATGTTTTATTATTTTTTTAAAGTGCAATTGCCATCGCTACTGCAAATCCGTTACTTGGTTTACTATTTAGTTGTGTTTGAATAGCTGATGTTACTCCATCTAAATATCCAATCTCTGTACTAGTTACAGCACTTACCGAAACATCACCATTGCCATCAGAAACTAAAGCTCTTGCTGTAGTTAAATCTGCCATCTTACTAAATGCTATGGCTGCTCCTGCAGCTACACTTGCATTTACTACAGCATTACTTGCTAGTTCGTCAGCTCCTACAACATCATCAGCTAACTTAGCTTGTGTTATTGCGTTATCTGCAATCTTAGCAGTAGTTACATTTGCGTCAGCTATATGAACTGTGTCAATAGAACCATCAGTATAATGTTCGCTATCAATTGCATTGTCAGCTATTTTAGCTCCAGTAACTGCATCAGCTGCAATCATAGAACTAGCTATAGTTCCAGCACCTATTACAAAGTCAAGTGTATTATCTGCATCATCATAAGTAACAGCAAGACCTGTTTCTGTATTAGAGCTAACCATAGCTCCAACTGTATCAGCTATTGATTCTGAAAGGTCAATGTTTGCACTACCATCAAAACTAACACCGTGTATTGTTCGAGCAGTAGCTAGTGTAGTAGCTGTAGCTGCAAGACCAACTGCAATATTAGCAGAACCATCAAAGCTTGTACCACCAATTGTTCTAGCAGTTTCTAAAGTAGTAGCTGTAGCTGCGTTACCTGTAGTGTCTTGGTTTAGTGTACCAATAACAAAGTCTAAAGTATTATCTGCATCTTGATAAGTAACTGTAATATTTGTTTCAGTATTACTACCAACCATAGCTCCTATGGTATCAGAGATTGTTTCTGATAAATCAATATTAGCTGAACCATCAAAAGATACACCATGAATTGTTCTTGCTGTTGCAAGAGTTGTAGCTGTTGAAGCATTACCTGTAAGGGCTCCAGCAAAACCTGTTGAAGTTAATAAACCTGTAGAAGGATTATAAGTTAATCCTGTATCTGATTCAAGTCCTTGAGAACCTGTAGCACCATCTACAAAGGTAGGGAATACAGTTTCATTCGTACTATTGTTTGCTGTAATAGTAGACTCGGTTGCTAAAGCAGCAGTACCTGAAATGTTAGCTACAACAAAATCTAAAGTATTATCTGCATCATCATAAGATACAGTTATATTAGTTTCGGTATTACTTGATACCATTGCTCCGACTGTGTCAGCAATAAACTCATTAAGAGCTACACCATCAACAGTTATTGCATCAGCTTCCAGCGTACCATTAATGTCAGCATCACCTTCAATATCAAGCGAGCCTGCATCTAACTCACCACTAATAGTAATATTTCTACCACCAGTAATATCTTTATTTGCATCTGTTATAATAGCTTTACTTGCTATAACTGTGCCGTTAGTAATACCATCTATAAGATTAATATCTGCTGCACTAGCTGTTACACCATCAAGAATATTAAGTTCTGCAGTAGTAGCTGTTACACCATCTATTAAATTTAATTCAGTTGCAGTAGCTGTAACACCATCTAGTATATTTAATTCATCTGTAGTTACTGTAGCACCATCTAGTATTTCTAATTCTGCTTCAGATATATTTGCAGAACCAATTACAAAACTTGTACCAGTAATTGCAGTACCTGTTATAGCAGCTGGACTTGCACCACCAATAACTGCACCATCAATAGTACCACCATTAATATCAGGACTAGTTAAAGTTTTATTTGTTAATGTATCTGTTGTTGCTTTACCTACTAAAGTATCTGATGCTGAAGAAGGTAAGGTTAAAGTAATGTCACTACCTGGATTACCTGGTGCTAAAGTTGTTTCGTTTCCGTCAGCAGTAGAACCTTCAAATATTAAATTAGTTGTGATAGTACCATTGAATGCTACATTATCTGTAGCTGCATCACCAAGATTAATTGTACCACCATTAAATGTAGTCGTACCAGTAACAGTTAAGTTACCACCTATACCTACATTACCTGTAGTAGTTATAGCATCAATAAATGCATTTTTAAAATAAAGAGAAGATGTACCAAGGTCAACATCACTGTCAGTAACAGGAGCAAAAACTCCATCACCCATATACATTTGTTGAACTGAAGATGAAGAAACATCTGAATAGAATTCAATGTGGTCGTTTGAGCTATCAATTAAAACTTTATTAAGTGGAGTAGCTGTACTAGCATCACCAATAAGAGCAATGACTGGGCCTTCACCAGTTGTTCCATCGTGTTTGTGTCCACTAGTATTTACAAAGGCTGCTGCTAATGCATCATATTCGTTATTAAATAACGATGCATTAATAGTACTACCATCTGCAAATGAACTTTGTCTTGAATATGCCGCCATGTTAAATCCTTCCGCCTGGTATAAAGTCTACATAAAATCCTGAAATTGTATAAGGAGATGCTGAACCAGTACTTGATATTGTAAAGTTGTTTGTAAATCCACTGCCTACTAAATTAACTTTTTGTTGTGGATAAAGTGTTTGTCCAAAAAGTGCTGCACCAAAAATAGCTATTCCAAATAAAGCTGGACTAGCTAATGAACCTATGTTTGTTTCAGCTGGTTGAGGTATGTTATTATCATCAAAATCATAACGACAAAGTAATTTTAAATTGTCATTAGAACCCTCAGCTCGTATACTTGTCTTACAGTAATATAAAGTTTTTCTAACACCAGAGTCTCCATAATCTAAATCAGGTGTTTTATATTCTGCGGTAATAACATTTCCATTAAAATTATTACCAGTGTCGTGTTCATATACATACCCATCTGTGCTAGAATGATAGTATACTTCGTTATTGTTTTCATCAAATCCTGAGTGAGTCATACGAGCACCTATGCCTGTACATTCACTCCATTCGTATAAAGGAACTCCTTGTGAAGATATTTTAAAAGTTCCTAGTAATCCTTTTTGTTGTAAGTCACCAGTTCCATTTTTATAATAGAACAATCTATATTGACTTTTTTCTCTAATAACCATACTAGAAAAAGTTAAGGTTGATAAGTTAGGAAAAATATTATCTCTAAATATTGGTAATACTTTTCTACTAATAGAACCTAATTCAATATCATCAATACGAGCAGTACCTGCAATAGTTCTTAATCCATCTGGAGAAAGGAAAATTAAATCTCCACCTATCTCTTGAATTGTTTTACCACTTACACAACCAATGTTTTTAGTTACTGAAGATAATACTGGTGTGCCATCAAGTCCAGATAATTGATAAATACTATTCTTACAAAATATAATAAGTTTATTACGAAAAGATTTTATACCTACTATTTGGTCACCAACATCTACTGTACCTGCTGAGCTTCCTGTAAAGTTATCTGGAGATAATCTAGTACTATAAGCTACTTGTTGTGGATTAATTGATTGTCCTGCAGTTATTAATCTTTCAGCAAAAATAGTTATTAAGTTTGGATTAGTCGGAGCTGACCTTTCTACTTCTTTAAAAGAATAAGTATGAACTCCTGCATTTGTAATTTCTATTACTATTTCTGCAATTTTGTTTGTACCATCTGCTACATAAAGTTTACCGTGTTGTTTGTTGCCTTCGTAAAAAGAAAACTCACATAAACTTTGAGAACCTCTTGATATAGAACTTCCACTATTTAATTGAGAAGCGGTAGCTCCATTTTTTAAAACTGCTGTATTACTTGCTGACGCAGCAAAATTTCCATCAACTGTTAATGTATTATCATTAGTAACACTTAAAACTAAAAATGCTTCACCATTAATTTTTATATCATCACCAACTGCAAACTCACTTGTAAATGAAGTTGAACTGCCATGTGCATTTACTGTAGCACTACCTGCACTTACTGTAACTGTTCCTGTTTGAGTTTGATAAGTATTTTTATTTATTTGTGTCCAAGTGTTACCATCTGCACTATAATAAATATTACTTCCTGCACAAGCTACTACTCCTTTAGCATAACGGAATAAACCTTCTATTTGTGCATTAGTACCTGTAGGTTGATTACTTCCAAACTTAGTATACCCATTAACTCTTCTATACCCACCATGAATAGATGACTCAAAGTTATTAAGTCGTTGAGCTACTCCTGGAGTTCTAAAAAGTAAAGCGGTGCTTGATACTAAATCTAAACCACCTTCACAGTTTATTGATATTCCCTGTTCTGCCATACTTCAAAAAATCTTTCTTAAACATAAATACTACGTCTATCACTCATAGTCTCAGGGAAAGGTTCAATAAGTTGTTCTCGCATACTTCTTATACCTTTATTATATTCCACATCGGCTAGTTGTGCTTGTGACATATTGTCTTTAAACTGATGTACATAGTATCTAGCTCTTGCTAGTAGTACAGATGTATATTGTTTAGGAAATACAACTGTATCTCCATGGGCTGATAATTCTGTTGGTTGACTGTAGGCATAGAAATAAATTTTATATACACCATCAGGTATTGGGGATAACCCAAGTTTATTATTTTCTGGAATTCTTATAACTCTTTTCGGTATGCCATATGATTGTGTATCACTTTTATCTCTAGCTTCTTGAATACCGTATGTTGCTTGCCAACTATTTATAGACATTGGACTTAGTCTGTGAATTTCAAATGGAGCTGTTTTACCACTTACTCCTTCTTCTGTAACAACTATATTTTCCCAATCAATAAAACTATATTCATTTGTAATTGTTTGAGAACTTTTTAAATCATACCATCTAGAACCAGCAGTTGTTTCTATACTAGTGTTACCATAGTAATTATTAGATGGGTCACCTGCACTTAAAAAACTCCATTTATCTTCTGCAGTACAAATATCAAAGTATGCTCTGTTAATAGCATCCTTAATATATTTTTGTAAACCTACTGCAGATGTAAAAGTTCCTGCTGTAAGTTCTACTTCATTGAGTTCTCTAATAATAGTATTAGTTAAATCAAGATATGTTCTAAAGGGAGCGGCCATATTTTATTTTCTTTAAAAAGAAAGGGCGAACTTAATCGCCCCTTCTAATTTATTGCTTAGTCAATCTTATAGAATGCACTCATAATAGCGTCATCTCTAAGAACACTTCTTCCATAAACATGAAGTCCTCTTATGATGTCACCAAAAGTGTCATGGTCTCTAAGAGTTTCAATGTTAAGGATAGATTGTGCAGTAGCAGTAGAGCTCATGTGTCCACATAAAGCTTTACCAGTACAGTTAGATACAGCAGCAATGTTATTAGTTTTATACATTTTAAAACCTCTAATCATTCCTGATGCTACTAAACCGTTACGTACTCCACCATCACCTTGGTTAAAGTCAGAAGACATAAGTTTAGAGTCTTCAGCAGCTAGTTCTTCATAGAATCTAGGGTCTGCTAAGAACCAACGTCCTTCTTCTGGAATATTGGAATCATCCAATGTTCTCGCCATTCTAGACATTAATGTTAATGGAGTAATTTCTCCAGTACCATAGCCCAAGTCAACAGAGTTTGTTGCATGTGTCAGTGTAGAATCAGCAGTTGCACTATCAGTACCAATTTGATGGTCTGGTGCACTTGTTGAAACTCCAGCGAACATAGCAGCAATTACTTCGCTGTCCATTGTGTCTTTTAGTGTGTAAGCCGCTGAGCTTGCTCCTACAGATGCGAAATTGACATGAGACATTTTTTCCTCAATGTCATCGATAATAAACTTAAATGAGTTTGCTTTATCAATAACAAGTGTCGCTTCGGCATCAGTAAGGTATTGTTTTGTAGTTGCTGCTGCTCTTGTATAAGCTGCAACAGTTACAGTAGGTTCTTTAATAATCTTAACGGTATCACCGTAAGTACTAATTTCACCTGCGTAGTCGGTATTCGTAATCGCTTCAATAACACTAGCTTTTCTGAAAAAGTTTTGAATCTTTTTCGAGAAAATTTCAGGAACCCAAAATTCATTGGTTTGACCTGAAGTGCCAACGTTAAAGTTGGAAGCGTTTGCGTTACCCGCATTTTGTAATGTACCCATTACTTCCTCCTTGTTGGTTGTTGTTTAAGTAAGCAACTAATCTTTAATAAATTTAATAGTTAGGATTGCCACTACCACCATAACTTCTGTCCATATCATTAATGACACGGCCTTCAGACATAGCTTGTGTAATAGCTTGTTCATTCTTATCAAATTCACTTTGAGACATAGCTGCAATTTGTGAACGAGTATACATCTTCTTACTTCCATAACCTATCTCTTTGTTATTTTTTACCTTTATCATTTCTGAAGAAGATACTAAATCACCTGATAGTTCTTGGTTGTTAGTAGATTTCAACTTGCCGACGTCCTGTTTGAAAAGGTCGATAGCACGAGCAGCTAACGTAGCATTTGAACCATTACTATAAATCCAACCTTTTATTTCTTCTGGTTGTTTATCAGCCCATTGATGAAACTCATCTGATTCTCTAATCTCTGAGAAATCTGGGTGATATTTTTCCAGCGTCAACTCTGCTTCTTTAGAAGAAATCTCTAGATTTTTATTACGAAGAATTTTTAATTCTTCTTTTAAATCTTCAAGTTCTTTAGAAGTTTGGGTATGAGCTACTGACTCAACAACATCATATACATCTGGATAATTTTTTCTAAACTCTTGAAGTTCTTCTGCACTTTTAGGAGCTTTATACTTTGGTCTATTAGCTCTTAACTGTGCGTGTAGTTCTTCTTCTTTTTGTTTAAAAGTATTTACTTTAGTATCGTAATGCTTTTTTAAATCGTCATACCTTTTTTTATAGTCAACTTTTTTATATGGTTGATTTTCTTGAGGAGCTTCTGCTTCCTGAGTAGCTTCTTCTGTGTCTATCATTGTATCCACAACTACTGTAGGATTAGATTGTTTATAACCCATCGCATCATTAGCACCTTCGTATGGTTTACTTGCCGCTTCTTCCATTGCATCATAGTCAAGATAATCTTTGTTTTGATTATATGGATTAGCTTCTTGTGTTTCGTTTCTCTGAGAAGTAGTTCTTTTTTCCAAAAGAGGGTTCTCATTACTATCTGTCATTTTTAATCACCTTTCGTTTGTTATTGTTGGGGTCTCGCAGGATTGCAAGAGTAGCCGAAAACAGAGTGCCTCAGTGATTAACAGGGTAGCTCTGTTTATAAAGTTCTACTTGTAGGGGTTTTTTAATAAACCACCACGAGCAGCACTCATGACGTCCGCAGGAACAATGTCATCTACTGATTCCATTTGTTGTTCGTCTTGGACATTCATATCTTTATCGTAATCATTCTCTGCTTTTGACATCATCTTACGAAGTTTATCTACACCTAAATGTTTAACTGATTTAGCTGTAAAGACAAACTCTCCGTCTGATAGTCTTGCAGGGATTGAGTCTGATGTTCCTGTTCCTGGCCCTTCGACTTCGCCGTCGCCAGTAAATTCATCTGTTGCTACTATCATCTTAGGAATTATATTTAATAATTCTGGATGCATACTAATAGCTTCTTCTAATACTTCTTCGTCTTCTAATGTTAAACTAGAAGTGTCTATATTAGATGCAGTAGATACGTCTATATCTACCTCATCAATATCTGGAAGAACTTCTTCTTCTTCCATTCCTTCCATTTCATTTTCCATCATCATTGGTTCGTCTTCCATTAAATCAACAGGCATGCCTTCACTAGCTTCTCCCTGTAGTTCTGGAATAACCATACCACCTTCTTCGTAGGCACGATAACCTACATCATCTAAAATTTTTTCTTCTCCTTGAGCCATACCACCATAAGCATATCTAGCTCTAGAAGAGTCAAACATCATTTGAGGTTGACCATTACTTCTTACTTCATCAGGTACACCTGGAGTTTGTAAACCCATAGTAGGAGCTTTATCTTCTCCTATATTTTCTTCTGGAGCAGAATCCATTACTGAACTTTGTTGTGCTCCTGGTACTCTATAGAGAGCTGCGTATCCTGGTGTTGCCATTAGTTAACCTTTTCTTACGTGTTTTTTATTTGATTTTAATAAGTTATGTACACCATAGGTAGTCATCTGGTCAGCAAATAATTGTCCAGGTCTTTCAGTATTTTCTGGCATAACAGAACCACCCATACTAAAACCTTTTACTTTTTGTTTTTTAGGAGGCTTGCCAAGCATTACTTCTTAATTCCCTTTTTACCTTTAGTAACAGAACCGCCTTTATTTAAGCTTATTGGTATAATTTTATCACTACCACTATAACTATCCTTATAACCTAATAATTTATTATCTAAGTCATATATAGATGTTACTTTTAAATATCTTTTATCTATTCCTTTAGTATCGCTAGTCATTTTAATTTGCCCTTTGTTAGTTGTTAGTATTATTTCTAGTTGATTCCTGGAGGTGTATTAGCTGTTCCAGTAAATTCCATTTCCCCTGGCTGCGAAACATTGCCTGTTCCGATTGTGCCATTGCCAGTTCCTTGACTGTCAGTGCCTGAAGCTTCAGGAGGTAATCCTTGAGGACCGCCCATTGGGGGCTGGCCGTTAGTTGATGTAGAGTCTGAGTTTCCTTGTTGCTGAGCATTGTTCTGTAATCCTATAATTTTAGCGTATATCTCAGCTGCCACAGGGTCGTTAATAACTTCGTCTGGGTCTAGGTCTAAGCTATAAGCTAGTTCTTTTATAATTTCAGATATCTTAACAAATGGTGCAATTGCAGGATTCTGTACTGTTTGTAAGAACATTGTTAGTCTTTGAGACCTTACTTCTTTTTGCATCAAGCTTGAAGTACCTGTTGCTTTAATCTCTAAATCACCTTCAATGTTTAGTTCGCCCTCATAAAACTGCATGTTCCATTGAAAGAAACTTTCACCAAGAGGTCTTAGTAAGTAGTCGTCAATGTTTTTAATAACAGTTTTTACGTTTAAGTTCGCTGCACTCAGTAACATAGACATACCAGATGCAGTTCTTGTCATACTCTGCACTCCAGTCTGTCCGTGAGAGTACGACGGAATTCCTGTTGACTCATCAGCAAGTTGTCTAAACTTATCAAACATCATCATGTTTTCAGTAGATGTGTTAGGAAACTTAAGTCCATGTATGGCTTGTCCAGGCATACCTGCTTGTCTTCTAAATATTTTTCCAGGGTACACATCCATTGATTGTCCAGCTACTAAAGCTGATTCGTCAATATCAAATACTAGTGAACCTGATAATGCAAGATTGTCAATTGCCATTCTTGCGTGTCCATTCATAATTGCTTGAGCATCTGCCATGTTTTCTGGAACACCGATACCAAAGAAACTATAAGGATTCTTTTCATATGGAAATGCATGGTAAGGAATACGATAAGGTTTAAATGGATTAACAACCATTCGTAACACTCTGTTGTTTGTTACCCAAGCATTAATTTGTAATTCGTCTTCTTCTGTAAACTCATCTGGAATAATCATACCAGATTCTTCAAGAGTAGTTTTATCTACAATACCCCAGTACTCTAGTACTTCAAAACGAGAAGAACTACTATAGTCTGAATCATTGTCACCTGCATCTAAACTTGATTCGTAACTTCTTTCTTGATAATTAGGACCATCTTGTAAAGTTTCAAGAATAGCTTTCTTATTAAAGAAGGGTCGGTTTAATAAATTCCTTAATTGATTTCTATTAAATTTATGTCGTTGAATTGTAAACTCACACTCTTCGATATCTCTTGCATTAGGGTCAGGATAAAAATCCCATAAACTTACATACTCAAGTTTAGGAACTTTAACTGTTTTAGGATTATAAATTCTTTCACCATTCTCACCTCTATCATAAGAATGTAAAGTTTTATTAAAAGTAAAAGGCCCTTTAATAATTCCAGTACCTAACAGTACTGATTCAAATATTGAATTTCTTAGTTCTGTACCACCATGTGATTCTTCTATCTCATCGTGCATTAATCTTTCCATACGACGAGCTGCTATTTGTGCAGGTTTAATCTGTGGCATTTCAGGAAGAGGAGCTGGTCCTTCTTCTAATTCAGCACCTTCATATTCTTTTGAAAGAGAAGATAAAAACTTTTCTTCTACATCTTGGAAAGTACTTCCAGGTTCCAGGGTATTCCCATCTCCTTCAAAGCCCAGTGGAGCAATATCAGGTGTGGGGGCAGGAGTCTCGTTAGTAGCATCCGCTTCCATATTTGGAGCTGGTTGCTGAAGACCGTCACCCAATTGCTCTTTTAGGGGATTAAGGTGAGCAAACGTTGCTATGCCTTCTGGTATTCTGGTCTCTTCTACAGAGATGGGAAACTTGTTGGCAGAGAATAGAACATCTGTTATTTGTCCATACGCTGCTAATACTTTAGTTTTAGTAACTTTTACGAATACTCTAGACTTTTCATGGTCTCTAAACTTAACATCTTTGTAGTATTTGCCACGATAATTATGATAAGCTTCTAACCATCTATCTTCATCGCTTCTACGAGCAGTCTCACAATCAAAGAATTTATTATAGATATAGGCAGAAAGCTTAGTTGCTTCTTGTTCTCTAGCTATTTCTTCTACTGATTTTTCTTGAATATCTTTATCTTCGTCCATAAATCCCCATTATATATAATATATAAAAAATACCTTAGTTTCTATTATACAGCTATATAGCCTACTTGTCAAGTAATTTTTTATTTAAATATGGTAATATCCATTTATTATCCATAAAGACTTGTACTAAGTAGTTAGTTAAACTATTAACTGTTACTTCTTCATCATTATCACTAGCTAAAGGTTGACCATCTTGACTTAAAGATGAGATGTAAACACAGACATGTAGTATCTCATGCAGTAAAGTATTAGCTTCATCTATGTTAGAAAGCCCAGGCTGTATCTCAATTTGATTCTCTCTATGAGTATACTGACCATAACAATCAGTCATGTTATCTTTTTTAAACTGAGGAGCTTGTTCCTTTATATCAATAGTAGAAAATCCTACCTTTACTTGTTTACCATGTAGTTCTGTGCCTTTATTTATCTTTAACATCTGAAAATAAATACTCCTCTTTTGATTGTCTAAAGTTGTTAGATTTGCTAGTGTCTATGTCTGTTGCAGGTTGGCGACACCATTCTCTAAACTGAGACTCCGCACCGCCATCATTTAACCTAAAGACCTTAGCTGGTCTTAGGATTCTTTCTACGCTTCGTTTCTTATTATACTTAACAAACTCATCGTAGGTCATAACAATATCGTATACCTCTTTTGTTTTCTTATTTTGAAATGTGTAGGTGGGCATATTGTTAATATCCAAATGTTGGGTCAGAAGGTGTGAACCTTTTTATCTCACCCATTTCTCTATATGTACTAGGCATTCTTGGTCTAGACATAACTAAATATCTTAAGGCATCATAAGCATGGTCAGATGCTTTAGTGTCAACATCCTCTGGCCTGTTAGGGTCAATAGGAATACTTTGTAGTTCTCTAATTAAATTAACACAGTTAGTCATAATCTGTAGCTTAGGTCTGCCAGTATCTCTATTAGCTTTAAGTTTTTCATGTAGTTGTATCTTACCTTGTATTCTATTTTTATCTGCTGGTCTTAGTTTATGTCCAGCTCTTACTAGGGTTTCTCCTACTGTAGGGCCTCCAACTCCTGTACGATTCCAAGCAGCTCCGTCAAGAACTCCTGGTATACTCCTACGTTCATCTCGTTCCATCTCAGTAATTAATTCACCAAGGTCATCACCAGTTAATCCTTTTTGATATAACTCACGATAAATAATAATAGTATCATCTTCTGGGTCTACTGTTGCCCATACAACACAAGACTCAGCTGCATAACCATAGTCAATGCCTTTATACTTTTGCCAGTGGTATGGTATTTGGAATGGTGGTATAATATGTTTCTCAGTATCAAACTCAACAAAGGCTGCACCTTCACTAACATTCCAGTTACCTTCTAGTAGCTGTCGTCTTTGTATTGGTGGTAACGACATAAGCATTTGCTCATAGCGTCCATCAGAAGCAAGGTAAGGATTATCCTCAAGTCTTGCTGGTATAAACTTACGAGTTAAACCATCAGGGCCCTTAAAGCTTTCATTAGATGGTGAAGGTTCTAGATATCTTTTACGTACCCAGTTACCTCCGACACCTCCAGGGTTTGCAGTGCACCGTATATAAGTCTTGATTTCTGGGTCGGTTGTTCTTAATCGTGATTGCAAATACTGAAGGGGGAACTCTGTGGGATACTGAGTTAACTCATCTATCCCTATCCAACTGTAGGCTTGTCCTTGATATCGGTATACATCGGCATCTCTGTCAAGGTATCCGAACTCAAGCATAGCCCCACTTGGGAATCTCCAAATCTTTTCTACTTCTCTAAACTTAGCACCAACAAAAGCTTTTGGATACAGCTCTCTTGATTTATCTATAAGTTCTCTTAGTTCTGGCATAGAACGTCTTAGCAACAAAGCCCTGTGGCTAGGTCTATGCATAAACCTCAAAGGGTCTACTAGCATAGCGTAAGACTTACCACCACCTGCAGCTCCACCATATAATACATCTTGCTCAGCCGCAGCTAAGAAATCTGTTTGTGGTCCAACGTTTGGCTTGAAAACAATTGACTCTTTGTTCTCTTCTATAAATTGTTTAACCTTTGAAGGTAGGTTTTCCTTGGTTGTTTCTGTTAAGACAGGAGATGTTAAGGCTTCCTTCTTATCTTTAAACTTACCACGTTCTTGTGATAGCTTTACTTCTAGCTTCTCAATCTTTTTCTTTTTAGCTTTTAGTTCTCTAGCCGCTTGTAGTTTAGCTTGATGCTCTCTAGTTAAAGTTCTAGTACCTGTTGAACCCTTGGGTCTACCAGGTTTCTTTTTTTCTATTACTGGGTCAGTCATGCTTGCTTAGCTAGTAAACTATTCTTTCTTTCTTTATCAACTATCTTCTTTAGCCCAACTGCAGATATACTACGTCCTGTCTCAAATTCTATTAGCTCGGCGGCACCTCGTAAGGATAACGCCCCATTCAATATGTTCTTCTTAGCTTTGTCTAGTGCTTCTAGTTGTACTGGTATCTCTTCTATGTAGCCTTGTTTATCTGTAACTTCTTTATAACCAAAGGGTATAGTAGAACTAGTCTTACGTTTCACTTTTATTTATCTCCTCATACTCAGCTTCTTGAGCATTGATTGTTACTGTTTCTTTATCAGGTAATAAAAAAATACCACCTTGATGATTATGATTAACTTCAAGTCTTTCACGTTTACTGATACCTACTCTATCTAATAAAGTCTGAGCAGCTTGTATCTTAGCTCCTACTTGTGGTATCGGAGCATCACTATCT